GGCGCGGACAAGGTAACTGTAAATCAACCATTTAAAATTGTTTTTCCCCTGTCAGGGGCCACAACTGCTATAATTCGCATCGGATAAAGGTGAACCACAATGAGTACGTTTGAAAATGATCTAAGGCTTGAAGAAATTGGCACCGGCGAACGAGCCGGTACTTGGGGCACTGCGACCAACGTAAACCTTGAGCTTATAGCCAATGCACTTAGCTACAGTAGCACGGGAGAAGCCATACCTAACGCTAGTACGCATACACTAACAATGGTAGACGGTGCGGCGGACGAGTTCAGGTCATTATACCTAAAGTGTACTGGGGGCGGACAGGCTTGTACGGTCACACTCGCACCTAACACCTTATCTAAAGTTTGGATGATCG